ATATATAAAAGGACCATTTTTAATGGCTAATGAAGCAAATCGTAATAAACGAATATATCCATTGGAAGAAATGGTAAAAGAAGTGTCCAGATACGATAAGGAGATGATAAAACAAAATAGAGCAACTGGAGAGTTAAATCATCCACAATCACCAGAAATAAATTTGGAACGGGCGTGTCATATGGTAACAGAATTGACACAAGATGGAAATATTTTCACCGGTAAATCTAAAATATTATCCACACCGGTTGGACAAGTTGTAAGGTCTTTAATTATGGATGGTGTAAAACTTGGAGTATCTTCTAGGGCTTTAGGTAAACTTGAATCTTATAACGGTGTTAATAAAGTATCTGATTTTAGATTAGTAGCTATAGATGTCGTTGCAGATCCATCTGTACCATCAGCATTTGTAAATGGAATTTTAGAATCAAAAGAATGGGTACTTAAGGATAATGGCGAATTTGAACCGGTTTTTGAAAAATTTGAAAAAAATATTTCTAATTTACCATTAAAAAAGAATTTAAAGGATTCATATCTTAAAGAACAGATAATAACTCTTATTAATTCTTTAAAAACTATGTAATTGTTTTGTGAAAAGTATAAATAATAATATGGAAACTAATCAATTAATTTCAAATTTTATAGTGAATATTTTTGAAAAAAATTATTCCGATGCAAATTTAACTCTTAAAAAGATTATCTCCGAAAAAACTAAACAAAAAATTAAAAAATTAGTAAACGGTAAAAAAGATAATAAAAAAAAGGTTAAAAAAGATCACAAATGTTCTTGTGAAGATGAAAAAAATCACAAAAACGTAAACAATAAAGGATAAGTTATTATATAATCTATGGACCTAAAAAACATATTAGAACAATTAGACCCCAGCGTAATTTCTGAAGAGTCTGTAAAAGAAATCGCAGAGGCATTTGAAACCGCAGTTAATGAAAAAGTTGAATCAAGATTAAATCTTCATCTTGAAAACGCATTATCCAAGCAAGATGAAGATCATGCGGAAAAACTTACTAAACTTTTAGAGGCCATAGATAACGATCATAGCGATAAATTACAAAAGGTAGTTTCCGCTATAAATGAAAATCATACCGATAAATTAAACGAAATAGTTTCTTTTTACAAAAAAGCATTAAATGAAAACGCAAAAACATTTTCTGATAAAATTGTTTCCGAAATTAGCAGCTATTTAGATTTATATTTAGAAAAAACAGTACCAGCGGACCAATTAAATACCGCTGTTAAAAATGTAGCCGCACAAAAACAATTAAATGAAATTAGAAAAATTGTTGGTATAGATAAGTCTTTTGTTACATCTGAAATTAAAAATACAATTTCAGAAGGTAAAAATATTATTAACGATTTAAAACTTCAACTTGAAGAAACCAAGAATGAAAACCAAAAACTTCAAGAAAAAGTTTTAAAAATTGAAACAAATATGATTCTTGAAGAGAGAACCAGAACAATGGCTAAATCCAAACGCGATTATGTCTTTAAGTTACTTGGTGATAAAGACAAGAATTACATAAATGAAAACTTTAACTACGTAGTTGAGATGTTCGAATCCGGACAAGAAGAGGAAAAGGCTAAGTTAGCGCAAGACGCTATCCAAAAAGCTGTTAGCTTGGACGCCAAGCCAACAGCAACGCCTGTTATTTCCGAATCAACCTCCACACCGAACGGGATACAGTCGCCCGTCGGCGGATATCTGAGTGAATTAAAAAAGAAATTTTAATTCGTATCTAATCCATAGAAAGGAAAACAAAGTAAAATGAAAACAGTAAATCCAGCAGCAGGGTACATTGATCGCTCACGCGCTCAACAACTCGTCGAAAAATGGGCGCCAATTCTTGATTATAGCTCTGACAAAGTTAGTGCTATTCAAGATGAACATGCTCGTTTAACAACTGCAATCCTGATGGAAAATCAAGAAAGATGGTGCATCGAAGAAGGTGCGGGCGGAAATACCGCCGGTACAACTGGTGCGTTTGGTACTCCAAGCACAACCGGTCTTTTTGGACCTCCCGGACAGATTACATCAGGTGATAGATACGCCGCCGGTGATGCACGCTTGCCAAAGGTTCTTATACCAATGGTTAGACGTACATTCCCAGAGCTTATCACTAACGAAATCGTTGGTGTTCAGCCCATGAGCGGTCCTGTTGGTCTAGCTTTCGCGTTACGTTACCGCTATGAAGCCGATAGCCTTGGTGGAAATATCGATGGATATGCTTCCGCCGGATTCCCAACAACAGTTGGTAAATCTGGAATTCCCCGTCAATCAGACGGTGATGAATTAGGCTATAACTACTTGGATACACGTTTCACAGGAACATCTTCCAATCAACTAACAGGCACAAACGCCCTTAGTGGTGATTTTCAGATGCTCGCAGAAGATTTCGGCGTAGCCGAACTTCTTTCGAACTATGAACTCACAGGAAATATTCCTCAGGTTGTTGTTGAATTCAGCAAAACAGCAGTCGAAGCCGGTACACGCCGCCTCGCCGCTCGCTGGTCAGTTGAACTCGAACAAGACTTGAAGAACATGAACGGACTCGATATCGACAACGAACTCACAAACGCAATGTCTTATGAGCTTCAAGCCGAAATCGACCGTGAGATGATCATGCGAATGATTCAAGTATGCTTAACAGCTGGTACCGCTAATGGCGGAGTCTCTTTCTGGTTTGCCGCATCAGCCGACGCACGTTGGCTCGGTGAAAGAAACCGTGATTTCTATAGCAAGGTTATTGTCGAAGCTAACCGCATCGCAATTCGTAACCGCCGTGGTAGTGCTAATTTTATTATCGCTACACCTCGCGTTTGCGCGATCCTTGAGATGTTACCCGAGTTTCAATGGATGCCCGTGAACGGAAACGTCAACACCCAACCAACTGGCATTGCCAAAGTTGGTAATTTGGGAGGACGCTTTAACGTTTATCGCGACACCCGTACAGACGCGCAAAACCTCGCAGGAAAGAGAACCAACTATCTGGAATACGCATTGCTTGGTTACAAAGGTTCCGAATACTATGATACAGGTATCGTATATTGCCCATACATCCCAGTTATGATTCAACGCACAATTGGTCCTAATGACTTCTCTCCAAGAGTTGGTCTTATGACCCGTTATGGTGTGGTTGACCATATCTTTGGTGCTAACTTATACTACCATGTTATTATAGTTAAGGGTCTTGGTACCACATTCGTACCGGATGCAGGCAGACTCTATCTGTAAGTTCGAAGACAGTACACACCTCAAAAAAACCCACAACTTCGGTTGTGGGTTTTTTTTATTCTAACAACTTCGGTTGTGGGTTTTTTTTATTCTAAAATCTCAGAATCAACTATTTCCAATTTTTCTTTTTTAGTTCCGCTTTTATCAAACATTTTTTTCATTATTTCATCTCTGGTTGCTATTACAATGTTATTAGTTTGCGGTATAAATTTAGATAGTTTAGAATTGGACTCTAATTCTAACTTTTTAATCTCTATATTAGTTTTTGATTGTTTATTTTGTAAATTAATTTTATTTAATTGATCTAAAGCTTTTGTTGCGGAATTTATTAATTGCGATAAAGCTGATATTTCTTTAGGATCGCTACCAGCCAAAACATTGGATCTTAATGAATCTATGGCGCTTAAAGTTGATTCTACTAACTCGCTTGATTTTTTATATACATATTCATCTACATTTTGGTCGTTTAATTCTTCTGTTTGTGTATTTTGAAGTTGAATTGTTGTAGGTTGTGGAGTAATAGAATCGGATTTTAATTGGTCTATTATATTATTAATATCATTATTATCATTTGACATATGTAAATATATTTACTAAATATATTATATGACACAAGTAACAATTAACAATATAGGGAATTTTCAAATTCCAAATGAAAAAGCCGAAGAATTGAAAAATTGGTTAGTTGATAACGAAGCAGTTAAGACTCCATCTGATGATGATCTTATGAAAGAAGTCATAGATAGAGAATATAAAGGCTCGGAATTGATTTGCGGCTAATACTTGACAACTATTGCGAATCTATTACTATTGTTAATAGATGAACAATTATAATTTGTTGTGGGTTGAAAAATATCGACCCAAAACATTATCAGATTTAATTCTTTCCGAAGAAAACAAGATTTTTTTTGAAAATCTTGAAAAAGATACTCCGCATATATTGCTTTTTGGTAAAGCGGGTACAGGCAAGACGACTTTAGCTAAAATTATAGTTAATGATATATTAAAATGTCAATACATTTATATCAATGCGTCTGATGAAAACGGTGTCGATACAATCAGGAATAAGGTAATATCTTTTATTCAGACGAAATCGATAGACGGAAAAAAGAAAGTTGTGATATTGGATGAATTTTGTGGCACTACACCAGAGGCCCAAAGGATATTAAGAAATGTCATGGAAGAATATTCTGACAATTCTAGGTTTATTTTAACGGCTAACTATAAAGATAGAATTATAGAACCTATAAAATCAAGATGTTCGATGTTCATACTTGATTCTTCGGCTATAGATATAATAAAAAGATGCACATATATATTAAAGAATGAAAGTATAAAGGTTTCTGATGATCAAAAAGAAAAACTTATTAGATATGTAGAAGAAAATAGTCCGGATTTAAGAAGAATTATAAATGATCTTCAAAAATTTTCCATCGGAGGTAATCTTTCGATTGTTGAAAATGAATATGTTAAAGAATTTTCAATGGAAATTTTTAATTCTTTGATTTCAAAAGAAAATTCTATACAAATTAGGAAAAAGGTTATAGAATCTGAAAAAAAATTTGATTCCGACTATCAAAATTTAATCAAGGAATTATTTGATATATTTTATAGTTCCAATATACCCGATATTAAAAAGAAAAACATACTCGTTGATATTGGAGAATATATTTATAGAGATAATCTCGTAATAGATAAAGAAATAAACTTTTTCTGTTGTTTATTATCTTTGGAAAAGATACTAAATAATTAGATATTTGTATTTTTTGTGGGGAGAGTGTTATCAGACGGTTGATTACCCAAACCCGTATCAGCAGAAAATGCTTGTGGTTTAGTACCCAAAGGTTTTGAATATCTATTAGGTTCACTTTGAACCGGTGGCAAGTTATTACTGTCGAATTTAAGCACCTCTACGAATTCCATACTTCCGGGAACTGTAAATTTTTGTCTTTCTGTAGGTACAGAAACAACTCTAGGGTCGAATTTTAATTCTAAAAATACAGGGGTGGTTCCGAAGTTAGAATTGGAATCCTTTGTATTTTGAGTCGAACCGTCAGAAGCAACTCTATGTATAAAAAAGAAATAGTCCTTATTTTTAGATACCAATTCTCTTAAATAATTACCAAATTCGTCATCCAGATGATCTTTAAAATACTGACAATTAAAGAAATTTGGTTTTATCTTAACACAAGATCCTTCTCTAAATCCACCATTGTTATAATAGCCAAATGCTGTTTCTAAAAGGGTATTAAACTTATTAAATTTTGACATAATGCTATAAGTATTTACAACAAAAATGGCCAAAATCGATTTAAATAATTTAATAAGACCAAAACAAATCAATTCACCGGACACTAAAATTAATGAAGAGATTTTGGATAAAAAGAGTTTATATACAGATTTGCATTTAGATATTAAAATTGCAAAGAGTATAGGTATAGGTAATAAACCAGTTGATAGCAGAGATATATTAGTTGATGAAGATATTTTAGCAGTTAAAAATTCAATTAAAAATATTTTTTCAACTAAAAAAGGAGAAAAATTATTAGCTCCTGATTTTGGATCTGCTTTGGAACAATATTTATTTCAACCTGTTAGCGAATCTATGGCCAGACTCATAGGCCAAGAAATATTAAACGATTTGGTCAAATTCGAACCAAGAATTGAAGTTGAAAAAATAAAAGTATTAGCAGATCCAGACAATAATCAATATAACATTACTATAGCTTATAGATTTTTAGAAATTAAAAAACAATCCAGCTTAAATATATTAGCATTACAAGGTGGAGAAGTCATAATTTAAGATAATTATTATAAATGGATATTAATCTTTTAAATAAAAATTCGTATGTTACATTTGATGCTTTTAGTTTAAGAGATCTTATAATAGATCGATTGAATAGAGGTAAGGTATTCACAGACCAAAACTATCAAGGATCAAATCTATCAGCTTTTATAGATATAATAAGTTATACTTTTAGCACATTATTATATTATTTAAATAAAACATCATCGGAAAGCATGTTTTCGGAAGCTCAATTATATGAAAATTTAAACAGAATTGTAAAAATTTTAAATTATAATCCCATAGGGAGAATGGGTCAAAATGTTCCGTTTACAATTACCGCGCCAGAAGGACTAGAACCGGGAAATTATACAATACCCAGATACAGTTATATATCTGTCGGGGGTACGGTATATTCCATGAATCAAGACATAACATTCACCAAATCTACAACAGCAGCGCAAGTTATTGATAATATAGCAAATTCTTATTTGGCTTATCAAGGTATATATCAAGAATATCCTATATACACAGCAGCGGGAATAGATAATGAAATATTATTTTTAGGATTATCTGATGAAATTTATGCGGATCATTTTAATATTGATGTTTATGTAAAACAAGATGGCACTAATAAATGGCAAAAATGGAATAGGGCTACTGAATTATTTTTATATTCGGCTGAAGACGAAGTATATGAAATAAGATTTAATGAAAATAAAAGATATGAAATTAAATTTGGAGATAATATAAACGGCAAAGCATTAAATCAAAATGATAAAGTTTTAGTATACTATCTTAAAATAGATAAAGATAAACAATCTATAGGCGTTAACGGAATGGCTAATACAAATATAATATCATATAATACTATAAATTATAAGAATATATTATTAGATACATCTAGCATATATGAAAATTATTTAACAACAACACAATTAAAATCTATATCATTAAACAATGATTATCCATCTACGGTTTTTAGCGATTACGAAAATGTAGACTCCATAAGAAAAAATGCACCAAAAACATTTCGTTCACAATATAGATTGATCACCGATACGGATTTCGAATCATATTTAATATCAAATTATGGAATGTTTTTGTCCGATGTAAAAGTTGTGAATAATGAGGATTTTTTAAAAAATTATGTAAAATATTATTATGATATTGGATTAAAAGACCCTCAAAAAGAAAATAGAATACTTTTTAATCAAATTAAGTTTTCATCAAGTTGCAATTTTAATAATTTGTATGCGTACATGGTACCTAAAAATAATATACAAGAATATATTACGCCACCACAAAAAGAAATTATTTTAAATGGTGTGAATTCAAGTAAAATTATGACATCTAATTTTATACCAATGGATCCTGTTTATATATACATTGATTTTTATTTGCAAAATATAAACGAAACAGTTTCCATAGATAAAAATGAATTAACTAGAATAAAAATAACAAAATCATTAACAAGCAGACGATCAGATTCGGCGATAAAAGCGGATATACAAAAAATATTTAAAACGTATTTTGATAGATCTGTTAATAAGTTAGGACAATTAATTGATATCTATCAACTATCAACAGATATATTAAATATAGACTCTGTCGATAGAATTCAAACATATAGAACGGATATAGATTTGGATATTGAAGGCTTGTCGTTGATATTTTGGAATTCTTTATATCCAGAATCGGACGCAAAAGTACATAGTCAAAACATACAATTGGAAAATTTTAAATATCCTATATTTCAAAATCTTGAAAATTTATTTTCGAGAATCGACATAATTGAAAAAACAGGATCAATTAAAGCTGCTGATTTTTAATTTATGTTGACGATAACGCCAAATAAAGGATATGTAAAAGCCACAGAATTTACTTTTGATATAAATTCATCAATATTAAATGGTAATTATTCCGCTTTTTTATGGAATTTTGGCGATGGAAATGTTAGTAGAAAACCATCAGCTACTCATGTTTATAGGACACCAGATATATATAACATATCTTTAAATGCTTATAAAGATGATGGTTCTTACGATACGTTTACAACACAATTAAGCGTTTTTTTATATCTTAATGAATCTATATATTTTGATGATGTACCACCACCAACTTTTGCTTCACACTATAATAAATTTCCATTTAAAATTAACATAACATCATCAAACAACGGAAAACATATTGTTGATTTATCTACACAATTTTCAAAATCATATAAAAATCAATTACCAAGAAACAAATGGTCTTTTTTAAGACCAGAGTGGAAATTTTTAGATTTAAACGGTAATTTTATAGATTCTATTGAAACGATAGATACTGAAATTAAAATTGACAATAACGGTAAAATTGATCCAAACGGCACATTTGTTGGTGTAACAGGAACTGCTCATTTCTATATAATTGATGATTTATATAATTATGATTTATATATAGATAGAAACCCATATACAACAATTATAGCGACATTACAGACATCAGCCACCAAATCATTTCATGATAGTTTTAATTCGGAAGAAACATTACCAAGTTTTAGTAACAGTAAAGCCATGGCGATAATGCCGCATTTATTTTTATGGAGATATCCCGATTATATAAAAATAACAGAAAACGGATTAGATGATATTGTTAAAAACAAATGGTCCAAAGCAATTCATCCGTTAATAATGAAATTTTCATTTTTATCCAGCGTTGATTTTTCGGATAATTTAGGAAATGGTGTTCGGTTATATAAAAATGATAGTGATTTTTGTCATTACGTTCCGTATAATTCAAGTTATAATCAAAGTATAGATTTTTTCACATTAGGTATTAGTTCAAATTTAAATTCAGAACCGGAAATATATTATTTTGATCCCAAAACAAATTATATATCTTCTGGATATTATAAAACAGAAATGCATGTAGAAAAAATTTCAGCTGAAAATGTTACATTATCTGCTTATGCTACAATAAAAACTCCGCCTAGTTTGAGTTCTAATATAGCCAATCCTATATTATGGGTTTCAAACCCAGCGGCAGGAATGGGAGCGTGCATAAACTATTTTTATGAAGATTGGATAGAAACTTTATCTACAAAAAATTTAAAAAACGCACACGTTAAAATTTTTGATATTCCGGTTATAAATCCCATTACACAATTTACTTTTACAAGAGAAAATCATGCGTTATCAGGTTTTCATGGAGGATATTCAATTGCAGCATTACCAGCACCAATATATCAAGCATGGATTTCCGACGGAGAAAGAAACTTTATTCATAAAATAGCATCGAATGGACAAATATTATCATCAATAGATATTAATAAAGTTTTTGTACAAAACAATTTTGATTTTTTAGTTAATGTAACATATACAAATTTTTTATTAAGAACTCAAGTTTCTCCCGCCGGTATTAGTTTGGATAGTGAAGAAAATTTGTGGGTAACTTTGTACGATACATTTTCAGCGATAAAATTTGATAAAAATGGAAATTTTTTATTAAACGCATCACCAATTAATTCTTTGGGTTATAATGTGAGCGGAAACAGTCCAGCATTTTTTAAATTCTTTTTGGATAGTTCTAATCTTTTTGATCCTCCAAGTGGATATGATTCAAATATTATAGAACCAACTTGTGTAGAATGCGATATTAATGATGATGTATGGATTACATATTCAAGTCAACTTAGTGGATGGGTTGTAAAATATGATAAAAACGGAAATATA